TAAAAGACAACCAATCAATCAATCTATTGAAGAGTTAATGAAACCTTTGGGTGAAAAACTACATAAGGGTAATGTGTGGCAAGTGGTAATGAATGTTCCTGAACAAACATCTGCCCCTGATATTACTCCAAGTCCTACGCCGAGTGCTACTCCGACACCAACCATTACACCAACTAACACATCAACACCGACCCCTACTGTTACACCAACGAATACTCCAACACCAAGTTCTACACCACCACCATCATTTAGATTAAAAGCAGAAAATGGTGATTTTATTCAGACAGAAAATGGTGATTACATAAATATAGAAAATTAAAATAAATTAAAATGGCAGATATATTAATAAGCGCATTACCAACTTGGACCGGCACCGCTGCGGATTTAAGATGGTTCGTAATGAACAACAGCGGTAATACAGAAACCTTCAAGTTTAGTGGATATACAAGTCCATTTAGATATGTTAGTGATACATTAAAAAATGTTGTGTCTCTTGGAACAGGAACTAATACTATTACTTCATCAGGAGGTAATAATTTAATTGGGGGTGGAATAACTAATACAATATCATCTACTCAACTGAATGGAGTTATAATTGGTGGTAATATAAATAGTTTAATAAATGGTGGTGATAGTAATGCTATAATTGGTGGCTTCTCAACTACCATAAATGGCTCAAGTTATTGTCTTAATCAAAATCAAGGTTCAACAATAACTAGTTCTGCTAATTTTGCTATGATTGGAGGACATCAAAATAGTGCTAGTGGTTGTTTCGAGGGGGGTATGTTTGGCACTTATGCTAGTTCTATAGTAAATGGCACAGACAGCACTATATTAGGTGGTAGGTCAAACTCTATTAACGCAGGGGGAGCATGTTGTGGTGGAAACCAAATTATTGGTGGTGACACAAACGCAATCAATAATACACCTGGGTCAAAATCTACAATTATTGGTGGTAATGCTAATACTATTAGAAACACAAGTGATAGGTCATCAATTATTGGTGGTCAAAGTAATACAATATCAGGACACACAAGTGCTATTATGTTAGGTTGTTCTGGTAGAACATCTACTACATCAGTTGCTACATTTGTGGAAAACTTAGTTGTATTCAAATACGCATCATTAGATTATGCTGATGATACTGCTGCGGCAGCAGGTGGAGTTGTTCTTGGACAAGTTTATCATACTTCAGGAACATTAAAAATTAGGATTGTTTAATAAAAAAATATGTATGTAGTTGATGGAATTGCTTTTGATGAATATTATGTTGAAAGTGTTACATTAAATCTTATTAGTTGCGTTATTACATTAAATGTTATTTATCATAAGGACCAAAAAAGAATAACAAGAACAAAACAATTTATATTTCCAACAACTTGTGATGTTGATATAAATGAATACATAAAAAAAGTAGAGATTTTAATAAATGCCTGAAGTATTTTATAGAAAAAAGTTTAGTTATTATTTAGGTGAGCAAAGAGCCATAGATGATATTGTATTAGAATTTGTTCCAATTCCAAGTCCTACTCCTACGCCGAACTATTGTATGTCTGGTCTTACAGATTTTACATTATGGTTTTATACTGATTGTTGTGGAACTTATGTATCAGGAACTACTATGGGTTTATCTATCTGTTATGATAATAGATTTGCCAAAGATGGTATTGCTGGACCTTATGGTCCTTGTTCAACAAATTGTATTACGCCAACACCGACCCCTACACCGAGTATTACTCCAAGTGTGACTCCTACCCAAACTCAAACAGAAACCCCAACCAGCACCCCTACAAATACGCCTACGACAACAATAACTTCTACTAATACTGGAACTCCAACGGTTACTCCTACCCAAACTCAAACTGAAACTCCTACCAACACACCAACTACTACCCCGACTAATACTAATACACCAACGATTACCCCAACACCTACTAACTTACCTTTATTTTATTCTGAACCACAAGTTCAAGATTGTAATGCTGAAATATTAGATTATTCAGCATTTACTGTAACACATAATACAATTACATATACCAATTTAGTTGATAGTGGTGTTAATCCTGAAGTTGGTGTTTTTTGTGGTGTTGGTCCAGATACTATGGGAACAACAGGAACAACTTATAGATATGATTTTAATATCATCAATAGTGATTATGAATTATGTGATAGTTATTTAGGATTTTTCTGTGATAGAGTTGATATTGTTTTAACAAATTATCTTGGAGAAACATCACCTAATTATTTTGATTGGGATACAACAGTATATTATTACCTAAATAATTTATTAGTTAGTAATTCACCATCTTCTGTTACATTTGTTGCTGAACCTATATTTATTTCCCCATCTTGTAGTGGTAGTCCTAGTTTTACAATTTATTTTTATTCTAGTGATAGATTGTATGTTAAGAGAAAAGTAACTCCTACTCCGACACCAACTGTAACTCAAACACAGACACCAACAAATACTGTAACTCCAAGTATCACACCAACAACAACTACGACTAGCACTCCTACCACTACGCCTACTAATACTCCGACACCAACAGTAACTCCAACTGTGACTCCAACTAATCCTATATGTGATACACTTAATGTTGCTTGGGACGGAGCACCTGATATGAGTGGTTTTAGTGGAACATATATTCAAGTTAATAATGGAGGTCCTGCTTATCTTAATTATAACTTAACGGGTGGAACAATCTTTAATATAACTTGTTCTACATTAAGTGGTGTAAGTTATACTGCTTGGGTTCACACAACTGGATATGGATTAATTATTTATCGCCAAGCAAGTAATGATTGGGCTATAACTAATCAGTTTGGAGCAAAAACTTGTGGTATAGGACAAAATAGTGCTATTTTTTCTGATTCTTGGAGTGGTGGATTTACTTATAATGGACAACAATATCCACCTTCAGCAACTGGAGATTTTGGTGCGGCAACAATAACATACCCTGATTGTCCAGGTTATGTAACACCGACACCAACAACTACTAAAACACCGACCCCTACTCCAACAACTACTCCAGCATTTGATGCTGATGCTGCTGCTTATTTATCAGCGGTATTACTTACTGGTGGAACATTAAGTCCTACAATATCAGCGGCAACAAATACATTATTTACTGAATTAAAATCAAATAGTTTGTATAATGATATTGATGTTTTATATCTAATGGTTGGTGAAACAGCAGCATCAACAGCATTAAATGCTTTAAGAACAAAGAGTCAATTTGATATTACTTGGAGTAATGTTGCTAACTTAACATTTAATACTTCGGGTGTAACGAATAATAGTAATGGTTATGGAAACACAAACTATAATCCAAGTGTAGAAGCATCAGCAACAAATACATCGTGGGGAATATATCATACCGCAGGTAATATGGGTGGTGAAACATATTCATTTGGAGCAGCAAGCACCGCTGGTGGTGTTCGTCTTAATAATCACTATTTTGTTGGAGGTAATAATATGACCGTATACGGATATAGTAATAGTTATGTTAGTATGATTGCTACCGCTAGTGCTGAAGGTTCTTGGATAGGAACATTTAATTCATCAAACTTAAAGAATTTAGCAAGAAATGGTGTTAGTTCTACCGCTGTAAGTGCTATTGGAACAGTAGCATTAGTAAACTTAAAATACTATTTATTTACACTTAATCTAAATAACGCTCCATATAATCCTTTTACAGGAAGGATACAAAGTTTCTTCATAACAAAGTATTTAACACCAGCTCAAGTTACAACTTTTGATACTATTATAAACACATTCCATACATCATTAGGAAGAAACTTTTACTAACAAATATAAATAAAATAATATGGTTCAAATAGAGTCAGGAACATTTAATGAGGTGGTTGCCACTTGTTCAAGAAACAAAACCCTAACCGGTAATGTTACTTACTTGTGGTCAATGACGCATAAATTAACAAAGGAGAATTGGAAGTTTATTCCATTTAGAATTATCCCTTCAGTTAATTATGCTCCTTCATATGATTTATTTACAATGAATGTTATAGATACCTCACCTGAAGTATTTACAGCATCAACATCTGCTAACACCGTAAATATACACTTGATTCCTGGTCAATATTTTGTTAAAATATATGAGCAATGTTCTACTATAAACCTAAACCCTATGTTGTCTTATGATGTGGTATATGAAGGAACAGCAACAGTAAATTACTCTGGCTCACCACAAAATGAAATAGTTTCATATAGCGGAAACACAAATATATTTAAAGTATACAACGGATAATGATTAAAATAGAAAACTTAAAATTCAACAAAGCAACATTATCATCTTTTAGTGAGGTGATAAGTAAGAATGTGCCATTTATTAGTTGGGGTATGGATAACCAATTCGTTAATGAATTATATCTATTAAACGATGCCTCACCAATACAAAACGCTTGTGTTAGAAGCAAGGTAGATAATGCTGTTGGTATGGGATACATTACGGACTATAAGATTAACTTAAAAGAAAATCTTAACGATATATCCAAGAAAATATTCTATGAGTTTATAACGACTGGAAATGTGTTTTTGGAAGTAGTATGGAAACAGGATAGAAGCCAAGGATTAGCAGGTATGTATTTAATCCCATCAAGATATATGAGGTTACACAAACCCGTAGAAATGGGTGGTGATGTTACCAAATATCTTTATTGCCGTGACTGGTTAAATTGGAGAAAAGCAGGTATGGTTGAGTTTAGTGAATTCAATCCATTAAACTTTACAGACAGACAGATTATACATATTAAGAATTTCCAAAGCGGGTATGATTATTATGGCGTTCCGGATTGGATTTCTGTAATCAACGATGTAAGATTGAACCACGAAATTACTGTGTATAATCTTTCATTTATTTCTAATGGATTATCACCGTCATTGTGGGTTCATTTTAATGTTCCGGCACCAGATTCACAGAATGAACAGAATCAAATCCTTCAAGGAATTGAAAATAGATATATGGGAGCAGAAAATGCTGGTCGTGTAATTGTATCTTATGGTGAGTCAGAACAAAAACCAGACATTACTCAAATACAATCAAATGTTCAAGATGGATATTTTTCATCAATCTTTGAATTGGTTCAAAAACAAATTATGTCGGGTCATAAAATTATTGATGGTTCGTTAATTGGATTACCAAATCCTGGTGGTTTTACATCATCAGCAGAACAATTGGAAACAACATATAAGTTATTTATGAATACATCAATTAAACCATTACAAAACTTTATCAATAGAGAATTGAAACCAGTTATTCAACTTATCTATCCTGACCAAGAAATAAGTTTAGTGATAGAACAAAACCAAATATTATAATGAATAAGGTATTATTAATTTCGGAGAACACATTAAAAACTTATACTGCGATAAATGAATCTGTTCAGTCAGATGAGTTAAGATTTTGTATATTACAGGCTCAAGCAATATTTCTACAAGAAAGTTTGGGAACAAATTTGTATGAAGAAATGTTGCGTTTGGTTGATACTGGTGATATCTTACAACCAGGTTATTCTATCTATAAGAACTTATTGGATACCTATATTCAACCGATGTTGGTTACCTATTCATATTATCTTGGTATGGATAATTTCTATGTTAAATGGATTTCTGTTGGTCTTGTATCAAACAGAAGTGAGCAAGGTGAAAAGATTGACCATAGAACATTTCAATATCTTAAATCAAATTCCAAACAACAAGCAGAGTTCAACGACAATTTATTAAGAAGACATTTAATATTTAGAAGTGGATTGTATCCTGAATATACATCAGGTAACTTGAACTCGGGACAATTACCTCCAATCCCTGCTACACCATTCCAATCACCAATTACAGTTCCAACATCAGCATTTGCTTGGTCTTCAAGATGGAGAACAACTAATGGTAATTGTAATAACGCTATGGGACCGTTATGTGCGGGTAGTCCTTTTCCAACTTGGTATGGTCACACCACAAACTCTTAAATAAGATTGTGCCTCATAAGGAACTGCTCGTGAACACTAAACTCACTTTCAAGTTCGTATCCGAGTAATTTTATTACATCTAATGAAAATTGGACTTCATCAATACATCTTCGGTCTCTAACATCACGAGCAATCTTAAATCTATCTGGCTTTCCAACTTTGATTCCATTTTTAAAGTTCTTCATATAAATGCTTACACACTGCTTACATTGAGTTGAGTATCCATCTCTATGACCTTGCTTCCTATGGAATTCATCAATGTGTTTTTCAATATTACAAACTCTACATTTTTTCATAAAAAAAGGGTATAGTAATAAATACTACACCCGATTTCTACGAAACACCACACTTATTTTGTTGGAGGAACAAACTTAACTGACTCTAAACCCTTGTTGTTAAGATGTTCT